GTAAGTCTCATTATCAGCATATCCAACTCATCATCATTCTGCCCTTCCTTCCAAGCGCGGTATTCTTTGAGAAGCGTCCATTTATCATCATGAGATCCATCATCGTCTAAAAGACGCAGACACCCCCTTAACTGCGGCGGGGTTTGTGCGGGTGCTCCATGCTTTCACTGATGCCGATGAGAGGCAATTGTTACATTTGACATATCCAACATCGGAGTGAGTTTCGTTAGCTGGCCTATGTATTAAGTCATCTGATCCACAAAACGGGCAGGGCTTCAATTTCACGTCTTCACTCATCTCTATCTCCTGCTCAATTAGGGGCGTGGTGATACGATGGGAGATCCACCGGCTCCACAATACCCATAATCATATTGGGGTGATTGATCTTCTTTCAGGATCTCATCATGGGCTTCAAACCATTTGATCTTCTTCTCTTTGGCTCTTGCGACAACCTTTTTAGAAAACTCCTGAGAGTGTTTGCTTTCGGACCATCTCCAGGCCATGCATTGAGAGGCCATACAGTTTCCCTCATAAAACGGGCAGTGTTTATTAATGGCGTGTTCTTCTGTAAATACATTCGGTTGTTTAGGCATCTTTCAACTCCTTAATGCGTTCATTGGTTTTGGTAGTCATCCATGCGGCTTGCTCATTGGATAGCTCTTGCCGCCATGGGATCATATGTTCTTCAAGGAACAGTGTAGTGATTATATCATGGTCATTTGTCTCAGCGAGGTATTGTGTCCATTCTCGCATATCGGAAGTGACCTCAACCTCATCCGCTCTCTGATCTGCATCAACCTCGTTATCATCGCTCTCAATAGCCTCTTCCGGCTCCTGAGACAGCTCCTCAGAGCTTTCTTCGACAATTACAGCGTCTTCTACCGTTTCGTCCTCATCGCTCTCTGTGGTCGCCTCTGGGGAACTATCTTCAATGATGACTTCGGCTTCGGGCTCCTCAGCCTCTTCTTCGACGACAAGAACAAGCCCTTCATCTTCGTTATTAAGACCTAAGATCTGGTCTTTGACTGATGCTTGTGCCTTGGGCCCTTCATTCATCTGCTGGACTTCTTCTGCCGAATATACACCAAGTATGATTTCTGGGAAGTGTTGCCGGGCCATAGCTCTCTGAGTGAAATATCCAAGCTGCTGTCGAGGGTGTGCTTGCCATAATGGAGAGTTCTTAACCTTGATCTGCATGACCTTTGGGCTCTCATACTCAAATGGTTCTTCGCCAATTGGATAAACCGTAAGGACGCATTGAAGGCTCTGCCCCTCCCCTTTATAGGCAATCTTTGTACGTCTCTCCAGCGGGGCTCTCTGGTTGATAACAGCCGCTATCAACTGAGCTTCGTATGCAATGCGCTCATTGCCGCCCTTATCTGTCGTCACATATGTCTTCTGGCTGACTGAGTATGGGTTCATTCCCCATCCAAAGGCCATCATTGCTACAGCCTCACATACGCCTGGATTATTACGACACGCTAAACCTACGGCTGGTCCTGCCTGAGCCATCCGGTCAACAAAAGTGGACATCTCAGTGAAGTTTGTAGGACGCATGGAAATAGCACCTGTATTGGCCTGAACAAGAGACAGAGATTGTGTCTTCTGTTGTTTCAGCTTTTCCATCTCAATGGATTGCTGACGCGACTTAAGCTTTTGCTCATTGGTCATCTCTTGCGGTTTAGTGTCTGACATTAATTGCTCTCCATAGGTAGCAGGGTATTAGGATCGAGTGTTGGATATTGGCCGGCGCTGATCTTGTCTTTCAACTGATCGGCCTCATAAGGGCGCATCTCATAGTGATTGTCATAATCGACATACATGTGCGGCCAGTCATTTGTTCTCATGCCATTTGCAAAGATATCAATCGCCGCAAGGTTCTGAGCCATCCGAAGCATGATCTGCATCTTTGCGATCGGAACAATGTTGATAGACCATGGGCGTGTCTTCTTCTGGAAAATGAGAGAGAAGGTCATATCAATGGCGTCATCATCCATTCCAGGCACAGCATCGGGCAAGAGCTGCTTCATGCACCAATAGACGTTAGCCAGCTTTGCATCATATTGATGTTTCTTAATTTCATAGCCAAGAGAGACACGGTTAACACTGGTGGTGGTTTTATAGTCTTGGATGATGGCGGCGTTACGAAGAGGAATGATGTCTGGTCGTGCCTTCACATAGATGTCTTGGTGTTTGACGAACATAGAGGCCTCAACAAGACCGGATTTAAAGATCTCACCGGCCTCTGGGTGTGATTGAATGGCCTCTGCCATGCCAACCAGGTTATCCAGATCTTCAAGGGTTAAGACTTTAAGCCCTTCTTTCTCCCTCGCTGTTTTCCAGAACTGAGCGTCTTGTCCGCGCCATGTCTTATATTTGGCGGGCCGTACGGCATACTCATCTTCCGGAAGGTCGCCATTTAAGATCATCTCATGGGCAGCGTGGCCGAAGTTGAAATAGTCCTGCTTCTTGGTTTCCTCGCGGTCTTTATTATAGATGCTAGTGTCCCAATACTGACGCGGGTCTGTGTCGAGCGTGATAAGAGATGAGGATGAAACAGAAGGCGCGTTAGCACAATCTGAGTGATAAATATCGTTGTGAATGTTGTAGAAGCCGCTCTCTGAAATGCGCTCGTCTTCTTTCAACTTACGAAGTGTAAGAGTTTGTTTTGCCATAATGTTGTTCCTTGTTTTTCTGTTGGAATATTCTGATTGACTTGTCAAGCAATAAGTGGGTATTGCACTTATTCATCTTAAAAGAAAGGTAAAAATGGCCCGTACATCTAGCGCACCTAAAACCCGCCTGGACCTCTGGTATGAGAAGTCCAGCGATAATAATCCCCGTTCTTTATCAGAAGCAACAGGGATTGCCCCTTCAAGATTATCTAAGATCAAATTGATGAAGTCTGCTCCTACGCGGGATGAGGCTTTCGCGATCGAGGATGCAACAGGAATGTTTGTTGATGCTCGGGATTGTCCCGGTGTCATTAACGCAGAACCCGCGGATAGCGGCACTATCCAAGCCAATTAGGAGAAACCCATGGCAGAACCAAAAAAGAGTAATGTTGAGCAACTTCGGAAAGAAGCTACCAACATGATTTCAAAAGAACGGACAGAAGAGATCTTCTTGAAGTTTGAAGACTATGATGAGCGTCTGGCTACCCAAAAAGGTAAGCATATGGCCAAGTGTAAAGTCATTCGTGATGAGCGTGATGAGTTTTACGGTAAGATTATGGCAGAAGGTCTATCCAAGAAAGCTTTGGTTGCGGCGTATAATGCCAAGAAAGATATTGAGCGGGCTAAAGCTCGTGCGGCGAAACTCAATGAAGACACCGCGCCTATCTTTGATCATGTCGTGAAACAGATGGAACTTTTCTAAGTGTCATATATTCGCGATAAAGTTATCTGCGATTTCTGGGTGCCGGGTAAGCCAACAGCGCTTGCCCGGCCCCGTGCCTCTCTCATGTATATGGATGCAGGGGGAAAGAGACGGATGTGGCACCAAGGCGATGAGACGCCTCGTAAGCGCAAGAATATCTTTGTCGGTATGTTTACTCCATCAAAGAATAAAGGGATCCGTCCAATGATCCCCACGCTGGCTATGCAATCAATGAGAAAGCATGATTTGTGGAAAGCTATTGAGGGCCCTGTTGCTGTCGATGTCTGCTTTGTGTTTTCGTATAATATGTCCGATACTAAGGCTGTGAAGGCCAATAAGTCCAGGCACATTGTCCCTCACATTAAGAAGCCTGATATTGATAACCTTAACAAAATGATCTTGGATGCTATGTCTGGGACCGTGTACGGTGATGATACTCAAGTCATGGCTCAATCAAAACTTAAAATCTATGGTCCCCATGATGGGGTTCGTATTCGCGTGATGGCGGTGGATATGGTCAATATCCGTGAAAACATCGATCTACACTTCCCGCTTGGTCTGGATGATAAAGACCGTAGCGGATCTCTAATATAAGCGGAACAACACTATGAATAATAAATACGATGGGAGATCCGAGGATCTTCCTAAGGATGCTCCACATTCAGCGGAAGCTGAACAAGCTGTAATAGGTATCTTTCTTACCTGTGCTGCCTTTAAGGGCGATGACAATCAAGCGGCTCTCTATGATGAAGTCTCTCAGATTGTTAAGCCTGAACACTTCTACAATCCTATCCATGAAAAGATAATCTCCGCCATATATACACGCTGTCGCCGTCGCCAGCTTGTAGATCCGATTGTCCTTAAGAACCGGTTCTCTCAAGATGAAAGCCTTAAAGAGATTGGTGGTGTGGAATATCTCGCCCTGCTCTGTGACAATGCTCCGGATCACTCCTCTGCCCCGCTCTATGCTCAACTGATCGCAGATCTGGCAAATAAGAGATCTCTCATATTGCTTGGGCAAGAGATGGTGAAAATGGCCAAGGATCCAGATACAGATGATGATGCATATGCCGTCTATGAAGGCCTCAAACATGATATGGATGCTATGCGGTCTATGTTCCCGGCTAATGCTGTCTTCACTGAGATGGCAGATGCCGCATTAGAGGGCGTGGAAGAGGTTGGGCAGCATTCATCAATGGGGATGAGTACCGGCCTACCAGAACTCGATAAGTGTATAGGAGGGCTTCATAGAGGTGACTTCATCGTTATTGGTGGCCGTCCGCGTCATGGCAAAACAAGCCTTGCCTCAAATATCCTGAGACATAGAGCGCATGAAGGGGTTGCAACGGATGATCTGGGAGATGTTACCCGGCCATCAAACTGTCTGTTCTTCTCGCTCGAGATGACAGCTCAACAGATCGGCATGAGGTCTCTGTCACATTGGGTTTATGAGAAAGAGGGAATTGAGATCGAATACCGTGACATCATGAACCATAACATCACTGTCGATGAGAAGCAGTTGTTGCTCAAGCATCTTCCAGAGATGAAAAAGAAGTGGCGTATCCATGTGGATGCCACAAAGGGCCTTACAGCAACCGAGATGATTGCAAGGTCTAGGGCCTATGCAAAGAAGTATGGGCCATTGGATGTTGTGGTGGGGGATTATGCTCAGCGTATGTCATATAACGACACAGATGCTCGTAATGAACACCAAGGCATGAACGAAGTCTTGGCTCGTCTCGCTGACTTTGCGGGTGAAGACCGGCTCTGCATGATGCTCCTGTCACAGCTTACGCGAGAAGTCGATCGGCGGGATGGTCATCGCCCTGTCATTTCTGACCTTCGGGGATCTGGCGGCTATGAAGAACATGCGACTATTATCGCTTTCTTGAAAAGAGAGATAGTATATCTGACTGAGAAGGGGGCTCCTAAGGCCCGAAACATTGATGAGAAGCTGGACTATGAAGACAGTCTGAAAGAGTGGGAAAACAGAGCGGAGATCATCGTGGCTAAGAATAAGCGTGGTCCTGAGGATACATTGCTCATTGGGGCACAAGTACAATATGACCGCTTTCACAGCCTGTCTGATAATCAAGAACGTTTTGAGTTATAAACCCCGAAGCTCTTACGGTGGGGGTTCGAGACTTCGGGGTAATGCGTGAATATTGGGAACAACATAACGCAGTAGCGCTATAACTTCCTGTTTTCTTAAAATCAAGCCCATAGAGAGCGTTTCTTCATTAAGCGCTGTCATGGGCTATATTTTTGGCTTCTGCTTCTCCTGAGGCATCCTGAGAGAGTTTAGGCTACTTCTCAGGGCTGTTTGACATTGAGGAAACTGTTCTACATAAAGAGAGAGCCGGGAAGTTTGTAGCAACCCGGCTCTTGTACCATAACCTAACACGGAGGTCTGGCGATATGAGCCATTCTATATTGAATAAAATTGAATTTCAACACCTAAATCTTAACGAAGGTCTTGGCAGCTTTAAGGCATTCATTAACGCCGAAACAATCCCCGACAATGCAAAATTATTGTACTTAGGGTTTTTGTTTTGCCGGAATACTGAGGGCTATCTTAAAGAGGAAGTCAAGAAAGTGTTGGGATGGAATGATACGGATTATTTCCATGCAGAGCGTGAGCTTGTTGAGGGAGATATGCTGCGCCATCCCATTGAGCGTGACGGACACGGCGTCAAAGTGATGTTACCATCTCCGCTAGCTCTTTCGTGTTTAGGGAAAGTGCAATGAGTGACATGCACAGTTTCGACACAGATGTAGCTTGTGAGGTTGGTGTAAACGCTGCGGTGCTATACCAAAACATCAAACATTGGGTTGCCAAGAATGAGGCTAATAATAAGCATTTTTATGAAGACTGTTATTGGACCTACAACTCAATCACCGCGTTCGACAAGCTTTTTTCGTATCTGTCTAAGCGGCAAATCCGGACTGCATTGGAAAAGCTTATTGATAAAAAATATATTGGAAAAGGTAACTTCAATCAGACGCCTTACGATCGTACGCTTTGGTATTGCGTTCTGAGGAAAGACCATTTGCCAAAAAAGGCAAATAGAGAGGACGGGAATGGCGAACCTATACCAGATAGTAAACCAGATAGTAAACCAGATACAAAAAATATAGAAAAAGATTTGTTTTTAGAAGAACAAGATACTGTATCTCCATCTGCCCTTAAGCAAGTCAACGATAAAATATCATTCGATAGGGTACTCAATCATTGGAAAGAAAAATTACCACCAAGTAAACGAGGGGGTATGTCTCAACCTAATCTCTTCAAACTCTTTTGTAAGCAAATTACCAAAGAACATAACTCAAAACAAATAGCTGATGCATTGATCTACATGACTACCCTTCATGAATTTTCGAAAGATAACTACCAATATATGCGGGCGTTGTTCCGGATTATCCGAAATCAGGACTATGAGCCGTATCTGGGTAAGGTGTTGGACCTCCGTACTCAGCGTGAAAAAGACAAAGAGATGGAATATCAGGGTTGGGCACGTCTTGCACGTAAAGGCTTAGAGCGTTCTATAGGGAGACAACCGGCCGCAATTCCTGTAGAGGCACGTAAGTATTTTGATGAGAAAGACCGTAAGCGGTTTGGGTGGGAGTAAGATATGGCAGAAACAACAGCAATTGAGTGGGCGGATAGCACTTTCAACCCGGTATGGGGGTGCCAGAAGGTAAGTCCTGCATGTGATTTTTGTTATGCTGAGGCTTTGGACAAGCGTACTGGTGGGGCGGGTAAAGGCGAATTGCATTGGGGGCCTAAAGCTCCTAGGTTTCGTACCTCAGAGCAAAACTGGAACAAGGCTCGTAAGTGGAACCGTGAAGCGGATAAATTCTACTTTGAGCATGGTCGTAGGCGGCGTGTGTTCTGTGCATCTATGGCCGATGTGTTTGATAATCAATGGGACAAAGAATGGCGTGATGATCTTTGGCAGTTACTCCGCGAGTGTCCGGATATGGATTGGTTGCTGCTTACCAAGCGCCCTCAGAACATAGAGAAAATGAAACCCGACTTCTGGGATGAGATTAAGGGCCATATCTGGCTTGGTACGACTGTTGAAAACCAAGAGGTTGCTGATCGTAACATTCCACACTTGTTGAAACATGATAGCGCCGTGCGGTTTCTGTCCTGTGAGCCGTTGTTGGGGCCAATTAATCTTTTGCAGCTATTCCAAGACAACCCTGCTCATTACAACGCTTTGCGGGGCGAATATCATGCTGAGCGGGCCGTAGCATATGTTAATCAGATTGATTGGGTTATTGCGGGCGGCGAGAGCGGTGGACGAAGTACTTCACGGCCTGCTAATCCTGACTGGTATAGGTCATTGGAATATCAGTGTGGCGTCACGGAAACCCCTTTCCTTTTCAAGCAATGGGGTAATTGGGATGAAAACCAAGAATATCACCGCGACAAGAAAGCTTTAGGTCGTCTCTTGGATGGCGTAACTCATGATGGGTTTCCAAAATGATAAACCTTAAGAACACAGTGTATGGGATAATCATTGGATACTTCATGGCTGGTAAGCCTCCAGTGAAGCCAGAACTCATTGCCCGTCCCTTGAAACAACCCATGACGGATGTGTGCCTGGCCATTGATAGATTGATTGATGAGAAGCTGGTGGCCAATAAAGGTTTTGGTTACGTTCCCAAGGGGCCTAAACCTCAGTTAGTTGAAATATTCCCTGACTATAATCGTACAGGGTATCAGTTTTTTATGATGACAGAGTGAATTGTATCTGCTATTAACGGTTTAATTGCGAGTGACCAGCATTGAAGTCACTCTTAAATGGTCTCTAAAAAGCGGCGTAATTCATGTCCTATATCCCATAACGACACAAAACTGATTTGGGTTACAAATGAGCGGCGGATGTTGTTCGTCAGATGGGTTGATCACCGGATGTTCTGAGGTTCAATTCCTTGGGGCCGCTCCATTACTTTACAAAAACATTTTTTCCTCTATGCAGTTTTCATGCAAAGTGATGAAGGTTTATATATCCGGCGTATTGAAAATGGTCGTGCATTTACGGACTGTTTGATAGAGAGACGGATGGCTATGGGACTTAATCAAGGCGATGTAGAGCATGAAGTTGGTCTAACACATGGACATTTGGGGAAAGTAGAGCATGGCGGTAAATCATGGGGAAAAGTAGTCTTTCGGATGACAGCAACGGCGTTGTGGCTCTTGGAACGGTACGGCCTGACGCTGGTGGTGATGGACAAGGAAGTAGCGGATCGTCTGACGGGACCAACGGTTCAAAAGCAACTGAGATCTCATCGCAAGAAAACATATCGGCACCTGGAACCGTCCTCTCAATCTCTGACTATGCGGCTACTCCGGAGGCCAGAGCCCATGCATTCCGACTAATATATTCTGCTATTCGAAGACTGTCTTTGGCCTCTCAAGATGCTTTAGCGGCTGTTAAGACGGCCGAGGGAGCGGGGTTAGATCTTAAGACCATTGTCCAAGCCCTGAGGCTGGAGCATTCCGATTGGCAAAACAATCTCGAAGACATGATGAACATTGGCCTGTTGCTTGATGCTGTTGGGGCTAAGACCTCGATCGATCTTTTTATCCTGACAGATACCCCTCTCGCTAAAGAAGCGGATAAGCTTCAATATGCTGAGAGTGATGGATACTTGTCTGCCATTGCCAGCCGTAAACGTGAAGACAATCCTCATGTGTATAAAACCAAGCTCTATCATGCATGGCTAGATGGGTTCAAAGCTGCGGTCAGTGATATTCAGACACAAAAAAACGCCCCGTAGAGCGTCTTTCATTATTATCCTGTGCGGTGATAGATTAACCGGAACCGTCACCGTAACCGTAACCGTCACCGTCACCGGAACCGTCACCGTCACCGGAACCGGAACCGTAACCGTAACCGTAACCGTAACCGTCACCGTCACCGTCACCGGAACCGGAACCGCTCTTTATTTTTGATGGCTCAAATCCCTTACGAAAAAGCAACATTGATATCTCGTATTGTTTTGGCTGCTTCATCTGTACAGTCGATTAGGGCGCAAGCATTGAAGACAGTTACGCGGTCATTCACAGAGCTAAACTTTCCTTTTGATACGCCATGTTGAGCGCAATCGAGTAGGGTGCCGCCTTTTAGGGCTGTCCAGTTCCATAGCTGACGGGCATTGGTGAGGTGTACGGTGTCGCTATCATTACCTGCGTATTCACCGAAGACTACGCCAGCGTCTCTTGAACGAACGATTACAGGCCGTCCTATTTCACCAATAGTCTGTGTTTCTTCTGGCTGTTCAACAGCTTTACCAAATAGCTCAGAGAGAGCTTTAACTTCCTCTTTAGCTGTTTCAAGACGGTTTTTTGCCTCGCCTATAGTTAGTTCATCAATAGATTTCATTGATCTGTCCTTTTTATGTGGCTGGTTAAGCCCCGTAGAGACGTGCCACGTCATCTCTAGGAGATTGGTCCATATTTCCCCTAAATTGCTCTCCTGAGCCATCCTAAGGGACTTATGGGCTATTATATATGATACGCAGAGAACCTGTTACGTATGTGAGGGGGTAAGCTCCATCCATTAAACAACACAGTGTCGTGGTTATAGCCTGCTAGCCTGTGCTTGATGTCAATATCATCGACTATACGTACAAACTTGATGAAGCCGTTATGATGAGCGGATGTTGTAGTCTGATCACCTATGGAGTACTTAAGCTCAAGAGGCTGTGCGATATGCTTGCTGTTTATGAGATCTAGCAGATACAGATAATCTTTTGCATCATTCCTGTGCTCTGTGATCACCACTGCATTCCTGTTCTTAGCCAGCACATCCAATGCACACACAGCAGTTATGAAGTGTTTTCCGTATTTATAGGTCATCCTACATACTCCGGCACCACAGCGTCCCATTCTGGATCCAAAAGCATATTGAAAAGATCGTCTGCATCTGCTTCATCAAGAAGATCAATGGCCATGAACAGCATTAAACGTGTAGAGGCCTGTGAGGGTATCTTACGTCCTTCTTCCCATTCGATTACAAGGGAGCGTAGGTTATTACTTCCGCGTCCCCCGGCTGATGATCGGCCGCATATGTGTGCAAACTTTGACCGGCTAAGCTCATGTCCTTCTCGGATGGCTTTAATCTGGTCGCCTGTAAGCCTTGGTTGTATGGTGTTCATTAGTTTAAATCCTTTTTTCGATGTGTGTTGTTACAGTTCCGAGTGAGACATCACCGCGTCTATGCGGTTCAATCCATATCTTCTCGCCATTGCGTAGTCTTCGCCAGTGGCCTCTCACGCCATGATCTCTCCGGCGTATAAGTATCTCTGCCCGCTCTGCATCTGATGCATGATTATATTCTTGGGTGTTCTTCCATTCTCTCCGGACTTGCTCTAAGTCACCTTTGTATTCAGCGTAAATAGGCCTATCAGGACAGAGTGGTGATATACTCATCACAGTGTCCGGTCCCTGTTTAAAAACATCATCCATCATCGCAGCTAGTAATGCGTACCATGAGGTCATTAGCATTATCTGTTTTTTGGTTTGCGAGATAACAACCACTTCATTCCCGCGACGACATTCAAAACTCACTGTTCTGTCAGAGAATTGGAATACTTTATCGTACTTTCCGCCCTTTTTTACAGAGTTTCTCTCAACACCAGTTCCTAATTGTGAGGTGGCAACAATGAAACCTCGGCTCTCTCCTCCAAAGTCATAGCCAACAAATGATTTTAGCTGTTCATTCTTCGCCGCCACAATGAAGCCAAACCTATTACCTTCTATCCAAAAACAATCATGTGGCAGCTTATCAAGGGTGCGGATCCACTTTTCAGTGTCCATGCTTTTATATTTCTCGCCGGATAAAATTTCATATGACTTGTCTTCTGACTTAATTTTATACAATCGCTCTGGAAACATTTTGTCATGAACCTCACCGTTTTCTGGTATGATCTTTGAGTATGTCTGCGTAAATATAGGAAACGTATGTCCGATACTTGGCATCTTACCCTCCCTCACTCGAATTAAGGGCCTCAATACAGCCCGAATAAAAGTATGTCATTGCATCTACGAATGAGATGATGGCCTGATCGGATGTAGTATCATAGGCCTGAACATCTTTGGCGTATGTCTGCCATAGTCCTGCCACTCCCATAGCCATTCCCGTCCCCATAGCGGCTATTGTTTGCTCCAGGTCCAGAATACGTCCGTCAATGGCTCGGCATGTGATGTCTCGGGTTTGGGGTTCAATCTTTTCAAACCATGCCTTGGCGATAGCGATAACCTTGCCCTGCTCCTCGTCTGTCCACTTTGGCTTAGTTGTGACGTTGATCAAATCCATAAGAGTGATCTCGGATGCCGGTTGGGGTTTTAGAAGCCTGTCCATCATCCTTTCATCGCTGTTCTCAATGGCGTCTAGTATTTCCTGAATGTCGTCTGCTGGTTTGTTCACTGTTTTGTCCTTTTTTAAGTGATGGGTCGTCTTTGTGGTAAAGCGTCCTGTCCGTTGTTGTGTAAACTCTATCCTTTGGCTCAATCTTCCGGATGTGTGGGATTAAGTCGATGTTTCTAAGATAATTCACTGAGTGCCTTTCTGCATTTCTGTGCTGTCACTTCTGCAATACGCTTTTCATTCATCCCGCCTATTTTCATCAATCTTGCATGTTCAATGATAGCCTTAAGGGTTGATCCTGTAGCGGGTTTGGGGTCTGGGTGTCGTCTGACGTTACGGTGTCTGCTGTTCATGGTCTCCTCGCTTCTATACCGTCTTTAATTTTCTTCATTAGCGCCATAGCTCTTTGTCTAGGTTCTCCAGTTAGGTTTTGAGCGTGTTGCCAGATAGCTAACTCAGTAAGCGCCAGTTCCTCATCTGTGAGCGTTATGACTAAGCCTTGTTTCATGGGTTTGCCTCCGTTGCCTCTTTGCACATATCTAAAAACCGATCGCGTATGACTTCATCTTGCAGCGTGGCGTGTTGGGTTGCCTTATGAAGCCCCCACGCTACTGCCAAGACCTCTTCGATTGTTGAGGCAAGCTGTTGTTGGCTGAAAGGGTCTATAGATCGTGTGATCTTGTCACCCTTCACATTCGTAGCCTCTGTGTGGTCTGGGCTTCTGTAATATGGTTTATCATTGTCCATAATATACCTCTTCCGTTCGATTTAAGCCCCGTGTGGAGCGATTTGGGGTTTTTATAGGGCAATACACCCGTCCTATGTTACCGTGGCTGAGCGGGCTTCTTGTCCGCGTTCTTAATAATCCAAGCCCTGTATATGCTCTGGTGCTGCGTGACATATATGCGCTGTCTCCGTCTCCATGTCTCTGCGTCCTGCTCATCAATGGCTAGATTGATTTGCACATTGCAGTACTTAATCGCGTGTTTCAGGGCGGCTAGGGTTACTTTGGTTTCGTGGTCTGCTTCGGATAGTGTTTGTGTATTAGACATAGCCATTCCATTCTACATCATGCTTGCCCCTAATACAGCCGCAATAGGTTGCTGCATTCCATTCGGCTAAGGTTTCTTTGTCGTACTGATATTCTTCGGCAAAGTATTCACGGGCCGTTTGTTCTACGTCTCCGCTAAAAGCATCTGGCTCTAAGATTTCCAAATGTCCGATGAATATAGTCCCGCTAGGCCACGTAAAGAACACTGTATAAGCCTCCGCTGCACCCTTACCCTCTAAGCCCTTCGTTTCGCTCTCTACAGGCGTTACAGGAGCCTCTGGAGCCGGTTCTGGGATAGTTATAGCCCCGTCATATCCTTCACAGTACCACTTGGCCCATGCTGAGTGTGATAGGGCATTGTAACGGGCAGGGTTCTTGTCCAGCCCCTTCTCCGCGTCTATCCGCCCTGTAAGCCGTGCCTGTGTTCGTGTTTGATCGTGTAAGCTCATTGTGTTGTTCCTCGTGTAAAATGATTTGGGGTTAGGCCTTAAGGGCCGCTATCAGGTTTTGTGCCATGTTCTGCTTGTTGATATTTTCGACATCAAGCGTGGGTTTCCCTTCTGCATCTCGGCATAGGTCAAGGGCTGCGGGGATTACTTCCCAATCGTAAGGCTTAGCGTCAAAGATAAATTCATCTGCTTGAACACAAATCTTTACAACAGCGGTTATAAATGGCTCATAGATTGTTAGGGAAAACTCTCGCATTTGTGCAGTTCCATGTTCTTCATAAAGTTCTGACCAATCTGCGGCCTTTGTATCACTTGCATTAAGCGCGATTAGCTCCTCCCATATGCACATTGCATCTATTGATTGTTGTAGTGTGTAGGTCATTCTTTTTTCCTTTCGGTTGCCTTATAGGTCTTTAGTGTTGTTAATGAGGCCTTAGCCTCGGCGAGGGGTGGTTTTAATCACCCGTTATCATGGTGTCTCCAGTTCTGCCATGGCTCCCTATGAGCCTGTTAAATCCTCTCTAAAGCCCTGTGATGGCCATTAATACAAACCCTACTGTTAGGGCAGATAAACTCCATATAGCTCTGTGTAGCCATGTACGGGGCCTTATGACGGTATTTGGTTGATTGTCGTTCATTTCTCTGTCCTCTTAAGCTGTTGTTAGTTGACTTTGAAAGCGTGCCAAGTAGCGCCGTTAAGCGTTAGCTCGTGTTCTTCATGGTCATAGTGTGCAAAGTGATGTCCGTAACCATCTGCGCTAACATAGTCCTGCTGTAGCTCTTCGATGCGCCCGCTGTCGATTACAGCATTTCCCAATCCTTCGTAGCCGTCTGCTTTTTGCAACGTCTCTATGCTTTCTTGGTCTAGGTTGATAATACCCGCTAGAAACCACGCGTTAAAACAACCGAGTGTGTAGGGGTCACTTTTAAGTTCGTCTTGTTGTATCTTGTCTATATTATCTGTGTGGATGAACCGCCAGTTATCACTTGCGGCATAGAAGTCTGTTCCGCCCAGTTCTTCTATGATTTCTCTTCGCTCCTCGGCGTCAAAGTCCATATTTTTAAGAACTGTGACTGTCTCGATAAGTGTTGTAATATTACTCATTTTCTTCTCCTGTATGGTTGCCCTATGGGACTTTGTTAGTCGTTAAGATGGTGTGCAAAGCCCAAACCAGTGCTCGGAATAGGCTCCACAATTGCCCTCGTCTGTCCCGTCATTCTCTGGAACACTAAACTGAGGTATTACGTAAGAGTGATTACGTGTAGCTCTATGCGTCTTTACTTCAAAGTAAACGTTCTCGCCATTTGGTACGGCTTGCACCATTGATTGAGCGGGGAATGCATAGTTAGCCGCTAGTGCTAAACCTAAGCCAGTTGTTAAGCCTAAAAGGAATTTCATTTCGATATCTTCTCAGTTGCCCTGTGGGTCTTTATCAATTCATTTGATGTTTGTCTTATAAGTGCAATGCGCACTTATTGTCAACTAAATAATAGCATAAAAGTGCAATAAAATGCATTTAATTTGCATTTCAACATGGCTTGTCTGTGCCTATCTGTGGGGGCTTGCATCCCTTTTACGCTACCATTAGACCTAATAGGGCGAAATACCTCTGTGTGAGGCTTAGAAAGGGCTATAGGATGGCAGGACAACCGAAACGATCTGGGCGTAAGGGAAGAAAGGGTCAATGCTCAGAATGCAAGGGCATGTCTATCCCTATAGGCCAAGTCAAAAAGGAACAGGCTGAACGTGCCTCTCTGCGTCTTGAAGTCAAAGAGCTGCGAGAGATTGTTGCTAACACTCGCCCTTCAGCTCTCGTTGCTCGGCAAACTGAGACACTAAGCGACTATTACCCTGAGCTATGCGACAAGGTCATTGCTTCTGGTATCATAGGCAAGTCTCCCGATGAGGTGCGGGCCTCTCTTGGCATAACAAAGCGCCTTTGGACTGAATGGCGTGTTGCTCATGACGCCTTTGCCGATGCTGCTGACCTTCATCGCACTCATTGCCGTGCCTTCTGGCTCTCAAAGGCTCGTGAAGCCATGACAGAGGGGAACTGGCAATTTCAGACGGATAAGGTCGAACGGTTACTAGAACAACTATTCAAAGGGGAAGACTTAGACGCCCTTGGTGATGCCTCCACGCTCATTAAGATAACAGATGCACCTTACAAGAAACCTCGATAGTGACAGGGCATGACACTCAAGGCCGCGCCCTCGCCTCTTGTTCTCGCTGTAGATACTTTGATAAGTCCTCGTTCACCTGTTCCGATAAGCAAACAAACCCCGCCCTATTACACAGTGCAGATGACTACGGCGTATGGAACGCCAACCGCACGACCCGCCAGCCCACAGACAGTTGCAAATACTTCACCCGCTAACACCACACAGCCCTGCATCACCATAAACAAATACAATAAGAGTTATATAAGGGCTTGCCCCTCCCCCTTATGCACAACAACGAGGCCAGAACATGCAGCATAACCATCACTGACAGCCCCGCCCCGCCGCACATACCAAACAAAAAAAACAAATGAGGCCAGAGCATACCAAACAATAGAATAAGTGAGGGGAGAGGACATTTCATATTGTCCCCTCAATCGTCCCAGCCCTCGCGCGTATGATTTAGAGAAACCCCGTCAGCCACGCTGCACACCCCGATAAGCCTCATCATTATTACAATAAAACAACCAAGCATACGTAGTATTCATTCCATTCTCTACTACACTCAATACAAGCTACATCCTTATTCACTACCCCCTTCCGAAAATGGCAACTCTCGCTCTCAGCGTATAAGTATCTCCCTCAATTTTTTTTGATTTTTTGAATTTCACATTTTGCTTTGACATTTTCATTATTCTGCTTGATATGTCTTTTTGCCATTTGTTGGCATTATATCCTCCTCTAAACTTGCCGGATGGCTGCTCACTTGGTCATCTGGTCTTTTAGGGGAGCATATTTGCGAATTAGGTAAATATTGGAATTTTGCGCGAAAGGGTTTTGTGGTGGATAGTTGGTTAGAGGTTATTGTTGGTGGCTTGATGACGTTGGGATTTGGTTTGGTGTTGTGGTCTTGCGATCCTGTTCCTGAGAAGTCTCCGGGTGGTAAAGAGGTTCCTTGTCGTGTTGAGAAGCCTGGGTGTCCTTTGTAATGGCTGTGTTGGGAGTTATTGGGTTTCTGGGATTGTATCTTTGGGCGTTTGGATCGGATTGGGGTTAGTATGCGGGATCGGATTGAACGCGGTGCGGGGTTTGTGGCGTGGATGGCCATTATAGCTTACGCGATCGCTGTGGGATTGTTTCTCTGGTATACTGTTGTCTAATGGGTGAGCTTTTAAAGGTTTATCCTGATAACGCTCAGAAGGATCCTGATAAAGTTCTTCAATGCGCCGTGGGTGATTTTAGTGAAGTTATCGTTTTAGGCTTTAACAAAGACGGTCATATAGAGGGACGGGTAAGTCTCGAGCTTAATGAAATGGATGCTTATTACCTTTTGCAAGCATTAGCGGCTGACATATTATCAAATAAGTTCTCTTGGTCTGATTAATGCGTGAAATGACATTTTACCATGCCCCGACACTCAGGGCAGCGTTATTGTCTTCGGCGCCTGTGCGAATAGTCCAGGGCCCGGTGGAAAGCGGTAAATCAGTCTGGGGCCTCGCGGCCCTTTATCGTATGGCGTGTGAGATGCCGCGCTGTGTTGATGGCATACGGCGATCGCGGTTCCTGATTACCCGGCAGACCGAAGCTGAACTTACCCGCGGGATTATCCGGACATATAAGGATTGGTTTGATGAAGAGACGTATGGTGAGCTTAAGGGTAAGATGCCGGCCGTTGTTGTTTGTCGTTTTCTCGATGTTGAGATGGAACTCGAGTTTTTTGCTTTCGATGGCGATAGCGTGGCCTCGCTTAAGCGTCTGCGGTCAACTGAATATACCGCGGCCTATATTAATGAGGGTCAATATGAGACGCTTAAATTTGTCCTGGCTGTGCGTCAACGGTGTGGGCGCTATCCTCCGCGTGAGATGTGTCCTGATTATGACCGACTAAAACGTCTCGTGATGGATATGAACGCGCCGCCCCTGGATCTGCATTGGGTTCCGCTGATGAGAGGAGACATCCCAATACCTGCTGATTGGTCAAAGGCCGAGAAGCGCCGGTATAATGCTCCTAGCGATTGGGAGTTCTTTGTCCAACCTCCTATTGTGCTGCCTGTTTATGACGAAGAGGGCGATATTGTAGATTTTCAGATTAATGAGGATGAGGGCGAGAATTTGCCATTCCAGGACCGCGAGGCTATCCTTTCCATGTGTGCCACGGGTGATATTGATGATATTAAGCGGGATTATATGAATATGACAGTGCAGATTAAGTCCGGCCGTCCTCGCTATCCGAAGTTTCAACGTGACAAGCATGTCGCCAAGGAGCGGATAAAGCCGATCGAGAATGTCATGCCTATTCTGGGGTATGATCCGGGGATAAACGGAGCTGCTGTCTTTTTCCAGCGTATCAATGACAGATGGCGTGCTACACATGAGATATTCTGTCGGGGCAATCCGGATCTTAATTCAGCGGCTAAGACCGGACGCAGAATGAAGCAGATGCTCGATGATCACTTCCCATGGTGGAAAGATACAGGTGTTGCGACATGGGGAGATCCATTCGGGACACGTCAACAGACATCCGAGAAAGATACCTATTACGAGATTATCTCTCAATTTGGATTACACTTCCGCTCTCCGGACAAAAAAGATAATCCATCTATGCGGTGGGAAATCGGCAAGGCGATAGTCAATCAATTTCCCGAGGGTACGCCTCGTCTGGAGATCTGCCCGGTTGGATGCCCGATGCTGGTGGATGCCTTTGATGGCGGGGCCACGATGAAGGTCGAGAAGATTGATGGCGGTGAAGGTATTGTTGAGAGTATCAATAAGAAATCAAAATATGCCGATATCATTGAAGCTGCTGAATACGCCTTCTGGGGCGGCGGTGAGGGAGCCTCTATTGTTGAGGGCCCTAAAGCCGAAGCCCCTCCCCCTGTGGTCCACACGGGCCGTATGAGCCTCATGAGCCGTAATAGTCGGAACTCTCGATCGAATAGAACAATGCGGGTTGGCTCTCGGCGATAAGAGTGATAGGGGGCAATATGGAAAAACCGAACATGGAACCGGCCGCATTTGCCTTCTTAGAAAAAATCATTTGGGATGAGGGAAAGCCTGTTTGTCCTCATTGTGGCAGTATTAATAATTCTATTAAGCTAAAAAAAGTAAAACCGCGGAGAAAAGTTAAGGATGCTTTCGGCGGTGTTGTTTGGAAGTATAGCCCTGAAAGATTTGGTTTGTGGAAATGTCGTGTCACAAAATGCCGCAAGCAATTTACAGTTATGGTAGGCACAGTTTTAGAAAACTCACATTTATCAGCGCAAACTTGGACGCGAGCAATTACGATGTTTTTAGCCGCGGATGGAGATATTAAAGCTACTGTCCTAGAGGCAGAATTAAAAATTACCTATAAGGCCGCATGGAATTTACGTAGAAGGTTGAGAGAGATCTTCGATAAATGACTTCTCTGCCTTCCGAACGTCCGATAGCCCCTGTTTACTGGCATGTGGTCTTCATGTCTCGTCCGTTCCTGCATTGGTTTGACATATTCAGTAAGCCGTGGTGCCGGCATGTCTGTGCCTACGCTTGGTGTGTGAATAATCAGAAGTGGCTTTTATATAATCCTGAAATGACCCTGAGTACGATTGCTGTGCTGTCGGACGGAGATATGACGCAGTGGCTAGAGAGCCTTACTGAGCGCGTTACGTGCCGTGTGGTGGTCAAGGTTGGTCAGGGTTCATTTTGGCGCTCACGGGGGCTTAGAACGTGTTCTAGCGATGTTTTGAGAGTGTTGGGATTAAGGGGTGGTGCGTTAAGACCACAAGACCTATACAGGACTTTGCTGGCGAATGGCGGCGTAGTCAAAGAGGACAAAAGATGAGTGTTAAAGCGAAAGCTCCCAAAGAAGATCCCGAGACAAAATTACGCCGTGAACTTGCTGAACAACGGGCCGAAGCAGGCCGTATTGAAGAGTTAGGGGCTGACGTTTCCGAGGATACACGGTCTATTATACGTCGTTTTGGACGTATTTCAGGGTCATCTACCTCGGGTTTGGGAGCCTTTGGGCCGGGCAGTGGGGGCTCATTTGCGAACAATTTCGGCCGTCAATTCAATACAGGCGGATCCGGACCTCGCTCATTGGCGAATTTCAACCTCCGTTAAGGCATTATTATGGCCGTTCCTGACACGCCTAAAGACAAAAAACTGCTTAAATTACTGGATAAAGCGCGGAATAAACGCTCCAATATGCAGTATTATATCAATGACTGCTATGATTTTGCGATGCTGGATGATCGCCATATGGTCAATGAGGAGCGTACCGTTGGTGAGAACCGTGATAATGACCTCTTTGATACGACATTTGCCGATAGTGTGCAGGACTTTGCGACAAATCAACAAGATCACTTCACGCCGGACTATCGCCCCTGGGTGAACATCTCCGCCAATGAATTTGTGGCTCAATCTGATACTGAGGCCGCGGAACTCGCTGACGCTTTGAAATCATACCAAGATACGCTCTATCAGGCGATTAATGGCTCCTCATTCTATGAAGCGGCCGAAGAGGCGTGGAAAGATTGTGCGGCGTCTGTGGGGGCGGTGGCTATTCCGTACACGCCGCCAAGTGAACCTGCCAAGATTTATCCTGTGTTCATGTCAGAGCTGCTGCTGACGATCGATCCCCGCGGGAACATTGATGGCCGGTGGTCTGAGAAGAAAATGTCCAAAGAGTATATCAAGGCAGAGATGCCAGATATGGTTGATGCTATTTCGACCAAGCTCCCGCGCTTTAAGACGGCAAAGATGGATGCAATGTTTGTTGTGATCCAAGGAAATCATCGTGATTGGTCAAAGCCCGGTATGGTTTATTATCAAGATCTCGTCATTGGCGAGAAGGTCATTATGCAAAAGTCCGGTGAAGCCGGTGTGCCGCCAATGATCATTCCTCTACGGTGGTCTGCATCTCAAACCTCAGGTTGGGCATATGGCCCCTGTAAGACCGCTCTACCCAATGCGCGGCTTTTAGATGAGCTTGGGTACAATAATCTCGTACACCTCTCTTATGCGTCTAAAATGCCAGTGTCATATGAGAATGATGGGCAGCAAAATTATGAGAATGGTATTGAGCCGGGCGGGGCTTATCCTCGAGCAAGAGGATCCACGCCCCCGCAACCGATAACACCGGGCACAAAAGCTGATGATTATTTTGATCAAGAGGTTCTTCGCCGCAAGGTCCAGCAAGCCATGTATGTGGATGAGCCTGAGCAACGCGGTAAGACGCCTCCGACAACAACGCAGTGGCTTGATGAACGGGCCAAGTTCCTGCGCCGCCAAGCCAAGCGCCGGGTATATCGGGAATTTGTCCTCCCTGCGCTTCGTCGTTTGGCTTGGCTCTTTGCCCGCCGCGGTGAAGTCGCTAAGATTAGGATCGATGGCAAAGATGTTATAGTCGAGTTTCAGAGCCCGATGGCTCAAACCGCGGATGCCAATGAAGTCTCCAGTGGTATTCAGCTTGCACAAACCATCATTTCGACATTTGGAGAGAGCGGTGTTGCGACGATCAAAGCTTACGAGACGGCCCTTAAGTGGAAAGAGAAGCTGAAAGATGACACGGTTGAGCTTACACAGGCCTCTGAACAAGACGACACGATACAAAAGCTCTTAACAGAAGGCCGTAATACTGTTAGTGATGGCGGGTAATGAACCGTAAATTTGATGACTTTCGTAAGAACCGTACCCAAGAAGCTGTCGATAGCGGCGCTCTTGATAAAAAATTATTACAGCGTATAGGGGAGAGCGCGGACGGTCGTGCTTTACGCGATTATCTCGAAACTGTTGTTAGATCCTCTTCCCGTTCATTGGACAGTGAGGAATTGATAGGACACGAGGCACGGCGCCGGTTCGCATCTGAATTGATGCATCTCATGGAGCCCTCTCGTGCAAAACCAAAAAAGACTTCTAACAGCTAGTACAGCTTTATCCCCCTTCATTCCTTCTCCTACCGGCCGTAGATCATCATTTGATCCACAGCGGTCACTTATTCACAATCATATCTGTTTCAATGAGCCTGAGGGATTGGGTGACATTCCACCTGCCGACACTCCCCCATCTGATGATAAAGGCACTGCTACGGGCGATGACAAGCCTGCTGATGGCGATAAAGGCAAGGGTGATGATAAAGACACCAAGGGCGGTAAAGAGCGTCTCTACGGTGATGATAAAGACGATAAGGACACCAAAGAAGGTGATGATAAGTCGAAAGATAAAGACACCAAGGATGATAAACCTAAAAAAGATGATAAACCTGATACTGGCGAATATAAGCCTGAGGATTATAAGCTCGAAATTCCTGAAAGTCTCGGCCTGAAAGATGAGAAGGGGGAACCTCTAAAGTTTGTTGAAGGTGATCCTCTCGTTGTGAAAGCTCAAGCGCTCTTTGCTGAAAATAAGATTGATCCGAAGAATGCGGGTAAATTTATGGAGCTATATGGCGAAGTTATCAAAGATACTCGTGCTGGTGCCGAGGCTATTCAGAGTGAACAAACCAAGGCTCATGAGACGAAAATGCTGGCAGAACTGGCTAAGCTCGAGATCAAAGGAGAGGACGGTAAAACGACCTCTGGGGCGGTGCGGATTGAGAACTTGAACAATTCTCTTGATGATGTCCTGGGAGATGGTGCGTCCAAAACGTTTGCTCCAGGATTACAAAATTCAGACATTGTAATTGCGCTCGAAACGCTCATAGGGAAAGCCACTGGCGGAACTATGGCGAAAGACGGTGAAACGAAAACGACCGGGAAGTCTGCCACTGAGCGCTTCTACGGCAAGAAGAAAAGGTAAGGACGCACATGGCTATCCTCCAGAATAATTATCTCACACTTTTAGATCATGCTAATCGTGTGGATCCTGACGGTTCTTTTCCTGTTGTTGTTGAAATGCTCAACCAAACAAACCCAATGCTTGCCGAGATGCCGTTTAAGAATGGTAACTTGTTGACCGGGCATAAAACGACTGTTCGTACCGGCCTCCCGCAAGGTACATGGCGCAAACTCTATCAGGGTGTGCAGCCAACGAAATCCACAACAGCCCAAGTCACTGAGACAGTGGGCAACTTGGAAGCCTTTGCCGAGGTTGATAAGCTTCTTGTAGATCTGGCCGAAGACGGTAACGCCTTCCGCCTTGATGAAGCTGGTGCCCATATCGAGGGTATGTCTCAGCAAATTGCCTCTACTCTTTTCTACGGCAATACCGACACCACTCCTGAGCGTTTTCTAGGCTTAGCACCGCGGTTCGATACGGGTGATGAAGCATCTGCCAAAAACGCGGTAAACGTCATTGATGCTGGCGGCACCGGCACGGATAACACGTCAATCTGGCTTGTGGGTTGGGGCAACAAAACCGTCTGTGGTATTCTGCCGAAGAATATGGACGGTGGTAACGGAGCTATTCAACATGAGGATATGGGCCGCGAGATCATCCGTAACGATGATGGCTCTCAGTATATCGCTTATGTCGATCACTTTAAAATCAATATGGGCCTCGCTGTTGAAGACTGGCGCTATGTCGTGCGCATTGCGAACATTGATGTCAGCGCTCTCCAGGCAGATCCAGCCGATGGCGGTGCTGACTTGTTCCTCTTAATCTCACGGGCTATGGAGCGCATTTACATGAAGACGGATATGACCCGTCTATATGCGAACCGTACGATTGTTTCTCGCCTTCGTGAGCAACAAATCCGCCAGCAAACAGTACGTATTAAGCGTGAATATGCCGAGGGCCGTCACATTGATATGCTCGATGGTGTAATGATCTCCCGTTCTGATGCTCTGATTAATAACGAGGCTGCTGTCACTGGCTTCTAGGCCGGGGCACACTCACTAAACTAAGGAAACTAAAATGATTTTAGATAGCCTCACACAGTTCTCACTCGCTCAAGCTTTGACGGCCACTGCGCTTTCAACAGATGCGATGGACCTGTCTCAATCCGGCCGTCCTGTAGCCAATACGGTTTACCATCCGATCGTCGTTAGCGTTGCTGAGCCGATGGTTGGCGCTGGTACACTGGAAATTCAGGTGGTTACGTCTGATAATGACGATATGAGCGGTGCTGATGTCCTTATGACAACAGGGCCTATTGCTGCTGCGGATCTTGATGGTTCGCAATATGCCGCAGTCTTCGATTTGCCTGACCGTGTTTATAAGCGCTACCTTGGCCTCAACTATGTTGTTGCTGGCGGGGCATTCACTGGCGGTTCTATTGATGCGGCCATGGCTGCTAACGCCGGAACTTATCGTACAGTTGCACGAGGCTACGTAATCGAGTAGGTCTTTTCTATTAATTCAATAGATTGGACACATTATGAAACGTTTTGAGCTTGTAAAACAGCACTACATTGGAAATGAACTGCGTGAAGAGGGTGAGATTGTAACCGAGGATGAACTCGGGGACATGAAGCCCTCTTTAAACATGGTGGAAGTGGATGCCAAAGGTCGCCGTATCGGCAAGGTTGGCGTTCATGAAATCCCCGGTGAAGACGAAGAGAGTGATACTCCTGAGAAACAGGATAGCGCTACGGACGCTACTGACGCCACAAATATTACACAAGTTGCCCCTGCGCCTGCTGCGGAAGCCGTTGACCAAGTTGACGCCTCATCTGACGAGACATCGCCCCCCCTCGTTGATGAGAATGCTGCTGCGGATACTGTGGATGAAGCGTCTGAGAAGACCGATACTGAGAATGCTACCCTGAGTGAAGTTGTTCAAGCGGCCGAAGCGATTGTAATGACAGGTCATAACAAGTCTCTCACGCCTACCGGATTAGCTAAGAAGGCGGCTATTAAAGCCCATCTAGGTAAAGAGGTTGACCAAGCTGTTTATTTGAAATATGCACGGCCATAGCCTCCGGCGCCCCAGAGGTTAATGAAACCCTGTCATAGCAATATGGCGGGGTTTTTTGTTTTCGGGCTCCAATTAGTGCGTTAAAGATAAGGTCTATAGATAAGAGTTTTCGCCCATGTCCCTGTATGATACCAAAATCGATATATTCAATGCGGCGCTATTAAGGCTTGGACAAAAGGATATCCAAGAGGGTGATACGGGCGCTTTTGCGAGGATCTATCGAGGTACATTTGATGGTGTTGTTCGTGCTAAAATGCGCCGTCATAAGTTTGGGTTCTGTCGCCAGCAAAGCCGGTTGATTAAGCAAGGCCCTGATGAGCGCGAGGGCTTTTACGTTTATAACAAGCCGGTTGACTGTCTTCTGATCCATGGAATTGTGTGGCATGGTTGCGGCCGTCTTCGTGAATATGACAACCGCGGGCTCAAGATTATTGCGCGTGTCGATACCGAGGATCTGTGGCTCTATCATACTTACACGGCTCCTGTTCGGGATTGGAATGCTGACTTTGCAGAAGTGATTATCCTTCAACTCATGGGTATTTTGAATAAAGCTATCCTGGAAGACGCTATGGCGGCTCGTGAGGATATGGCCCGTGCTGAGAGCTTATTGCTCGAGGCTATTGTGCGGGATAAATTTGAAAACCCCCCGGAGAAGTGGATTGTTGAGCCTGGTCTTGCTCGTCACGTTCATACGGCTACTCGTCGTCAACGTTTACACCGAGGCTATGGATATGGCACGTAAGTATAGAGATGTCCGCAATACAGGGTTTAGAGCGGGCGTCATTGCTCCTGAGTTTCAGCGGGATCCAAACCTTTTTAAACAGAGCCTCAAGACCGGATTAAATGTCTTTCTGACGAATGCCGGTAGTATTCTACGCCGTCCGGGATCATTTATTATTCGGAACATCACGGGCGAGATCGGCGGAACTTTGCTTCCTAGTGGTCGGTTTAATATTAAGCAATTTGACTTTGAGCCCGGGGATAATGTCCTGCGTCATGCGTTTTTCACAGCAGGAGAGGTTAATATTTATAATACCAGTGGTATTCTCGAGGCCACATTAGCGGGACCGTGGGGAGATGATGATCTCTATTCTATGGCTATTGTCGATAACTTGGATGAGATCTACATTGTATCTCAATCCTTTCCTACGCAGACCATATCGCGGGACCCTCTGACGGGGAATTGGAGTATAGCGGCTTATACCTTCGCTACAGACCCCTCAGGACGCCGCTCATCGCCTTTTGAAAGATTTCTGGATGGTAACATTACTTTGACGCCATCGGGCTACACGGGCAATATAACGGCGGATTTCAGCGAAGGGTTTTTAACCAATGACTATGTTGGTGTTCACTTTCAAGTGGCGTTTGGCGCTCAAATTGAGATCCTGACGGTTCTCTCTCCTACTCAGGCCACGGCTAATGTGAAGGGTAATATCTATCCAACGCAGGCTGTCACGGTAGCGAATGGAGCACCTTATGTTGTGGGTGATATCATTTCTGGTGACACAACAAGCGCTCGAGGCCAAGTGGTGGCCAAGGCCGGCAATGTGTTGACCGTTGTGAACACGGATGGGTTTACGCTGTTCCAAGGCCCTATGACATCGGGCGGCGCTACTGTGCCGGGTGAGAACCTTGTTGGGCCCAATGGCTCCTCTACGGTCGTCTCTGCGGTCCAGGCGGCTACTCCGTCTGGTACAAACATCTGGTTTGAAGAGATTGTGTCACCTGCTCGAGGCTATCCGGGGGCGGCAACGCTTCATCGTGATCGATTGGTCTTCGGGGGATTTCCTCAATTACCAAATTATATTGTGGCCTCTGCCACGCGAACAACGAATGACTTTGATGTCGGGGATAGTACAGCCGATGATGCAATTATTGAGGCTATTGGTAACAATACCCAAGAGCGTGTCTTACATCTCGTGTCTGCTGAGCAATTAATTGTTCTTACTGATCGTCGTGCCCTGTATGTCCCTGAGCAAGCAAACCAACGCTTTACGCCGACTGATATTGAGTTTGACAATATTGGGCCTGAGATAGCAGGTTTTCAACAGCCTGAGATCTCAAGTGAAGGCGTTTTGTTCATTGATAACAAAGACCGTGTTATTCTTTTGTCCATTACAGGGTCCAACCGTGGGACCTGGAGGCCACAAGAGCTTACGCGGCTTGGGTACGAACATTTGAAGAAGCCTCAACAAATTCTTTTCTCTACGGGAATTAAGGGGCGTACTGAACGAGTGCTGTCTGTATTGAATGATGATGGCTCTCTAGCGGTGTTCACCTATCCCCGAGGAGCGGAACAAGGTGGATGGGTGCCGTGGCAGCGTGAAAGAACATATAGCACGGTCGGTCGGTGGAACGCTCGGATGTATTGCGTCTCCTCATCTAAAAGTTTTGATACCTTTGAAGAGATTGATTTTGGCGCTGTGATTGATGCCCAATTTACATTTGGGACATTTCCTATTGAGCCATTAGGGTTTTACCATCGTCTTGAAGGTCAGCATGTGACAGGTCTTCTTGCTACCAATAACTTTGGTACATTCGATGGCGAGGTGGATAATGAAGATGTCCTGGGTGATGATTTCGCTGTCTGTATTGAGCCTGTGCCGTTCGCTAATGAGAATGTTGGGCGGTTATTACGCCGGATCTATGAGGTTCAAATTGATGTCCTGCAAACGGGTACCTATCGTGTTGATGGCGAATTGTGCCAGAGTTATGACTACCAAACTAACGTAGATGCACCTCCTCCTGTGACAACACGTATGGATGAAGTACATCTTTTAGGCTCAACGGTTGATGCGACTGTAAAAATAGAGCAAGTTATTGGTGAAGGTGCCCCGTTGCACATTAGAGAGATTACGCTTTTAACAAGGGGCGGGTAATGGCAGATCCAGTAACAGCCGGAATTGGTGTATTCTCAGCGGGCACTCGACTATTTGGCGGGCTTGGTAAATCGGCCGCACAAAAGACTGAGGCTAAACAGTTAGAGTTTCAGGCTCAACAACACCGCCTTAGGGCCTCTCAGATCGCTCACAGTAGCCGTGAGCAACTTAATGAGAGCTTGGGTGCACTCACCGTGTCTCGGGCCTCACGGAACGTCTCTGGGGGCTCTAGGTCACGTTTCATCCAGCGCAATACTGTAAGACGCCGTGCTAAAACGAATGAAAATAGTGCTATCTTGGGCGAAAAGTTCCAAGAGCAACGTTTGTTATCCAGTGCTGCGTCTCGTCGTCGCGCTGCGCCTTTCTCAATTGCCTCTGGTGTTACAGGGGCACTTAATACAGGATTGGGCGCCTTCTCAGCTATAACAGGACCGTAAAATGGCTTTACCCGTAAGAACAACCGGAATTGTAAATGTAGCCAGGGGGACTGATGATGGCGGTTTTCGCCAGATAGCAAACTCTCTTGGCGCGATCGCTGATGATGCAATGGACATCACTAAGCAAGTTGAAACCTCCCGTGCTAATCGTGGACAGCGCAATGCACAACGAGACTTTGCTGCTGCGGCTTCTCAAGCGGCTCCTGGTGAGGGTGTTAATGTCGGGGGAGGGGATAACACCGGAGGACCGTTTGGGTCCTCTGACAAGGCTTACAAGAACACTATGGCCCTACTGACGCTCGAGAGAGCAAAGAAGGATAGTAATATCATGTTTGAAGAGTTGGCTCTCGATACGAAAGCCAATCCTACTGAGTTTGAACGTCAATCTAATGAGATTATCAAGGGTTATGTTGAAGCTGCTCCGATTGAAAGCCGCGGGGCTATCGAAGAGGAGCTTCGGTATAAAGCCCAAAAGGGCCTCCTTAAGCGTGTTAAAGAGCGCCGTGATCATGATATCGAAGAAGCCAATACACAAAGCCGTGTGTCTATTGAGAACATGGCGTCAGATCTCGAGACAATGCTGGCCTCTGATGGAGCTGCTGCTGTTGGATCTGATGAGTTTATCCGGATGCGCTCCGAATACGAAGCCATGCAGGACATCCGCGAGAACAATCCTAATATCATTTACACGGCTGCGGAACGTGAAGCGGATGATCGTAAGCTTGATATGCGTCTGCAAGCTGCCGGCTTTTCCAAAGAGATCCGGAATATCTATGATGAAGCCGAGGTTCAAGCTGATACGGACCGCATGGCGGGGAAAGATGAGCATGAAATCATCTCTGGCAAACAAGCGGCTTATGCGTCTGTTGAAGACATCCTCGATCGTATCGATGTAGATCCGAAGCAAAAGAAGGCGATGAGAGCCACTATGCGGGCTGATGTTGATGCTGCTCATCAAGCGGACAGCATTAAAGTCAAACAATTAGCCTCTGCGAGACGTGCCGAAGAGGATAAGATAGCTGCTGATGCGAGAGTTGCTGTCTCTCGCGGCCAATACTCATATTCCCGTATCGATGCTCTGAGAGAGACGATTGGAGATAGTAATTGGGCTACGCTTACCAAGGAACGTGATCGTTATCTGGAAGCTGAAAAGAAGAAGTCTGCTGATGCGTCTGAGTTTGAAGCTGTTATCTCTGGGGCACAGCCCTATGACATCTTCAATACGAAACAGACTAAGGCTCTTGATAAGAACTATGAGAATGTTGAAGCTGCTAAGATCTTCGAAAGCGGAGATCCAGTAAAGGGTAACATCGATTATATCGCCCGTACTGGTCATCTTCCGTCTAAACTCAAAACCTCAATGCAGGGCGCTATCATGATGGGTGAGCCTCAGGATCAAATCGTCGCTATTGAGATGGCTCGAGCGATTAAAGATACGCAGCCTCAAGCCTATGGTAAGTTTAACAAGCCTGTTCGGGATATTGTTGGGCACACACAGCGGTTGATGGATAATGGCATTCCTGCTGAGACGGCTATTGTCCGTGCCCGTGATGCCATAATGCCTCAATCCCCTATGGGCGAGGCACGTAAGAAAGAATTAACGCGCTCATTTGTGACTAAGAACATGGTGGATGCCGAAGCCATGATAGCAGATGAATTTGACGGTGAGCTTGGCGAGGAAGCCCGTCTCTCCCTCCGGACACTCTGGGAGAGCGAGTATCAGACTGTTGGTTCTGAGCTTGGTATGGAAACTGTCCATCAAGGCGCCATAGAGAACTTCAAGCGTATTTATGGACGGTCGTCCCTTGGACGCTCCCCTGTGATGAAATATTCACCTGAGAAAATGTATGGTGTTCCGGGCATGTCGGATAAGAAGAACGCCAAGTGGATTGAAAGCCAATATAAATCTATGGTTCATGATCTTACTAAAGACATCAATGATATTCAGATATCCAACCCGACCTCTGGTTTGCTTGGTGATGTGGATCTTCAAGATGAAGTATCTCGTAACAAGCTTGCTCAATCGGCATTTTTGGTAACTGATCCTGATGCCGGCCGTGATCCTAATGGGCCGTCATACCAGATATTTGTAGATCCGGATGATGATGGGTTCCCTGAGCCTCTTATCGTTGAGGGTGAGCCTGTAACGTATCGCCCTGATTATCGCACGACCCCAGAATATGAGAGTGGTGTGCGTAAGGCGGCTAAGCGTGATCGTAAAGCTCTCGAGAAGGCTCGTGCGAGGCGGGCATTGATGATTGACATTGCTCAAAAGAAAGAAAATGACAGCTCTGCTCTTGGCTTTAGTAATAACTTCTAGGATGTCCTATGACAGATTCACCTTCATTCCTTCCGGGATTTCGTAACACCTTACCTGAGGCTCCTGCTGAAAAAGAGAAACCCGGTTTCTTAGATATCCTACCTTCTGCGTTTCAGCGTGAGAATGCGGCTGTGGCTTTGGTTCAAAACAGTCAGCGCCAAGAAGAACGTGATGCGGCAACGCCTGAGACGGGCCCTCGTCATACTCAATTGACGGTAAGCAATCCAGACTTTGATCCATTTGAAACGATTATCGATACTGAATATCAGGAATATTCTAAGCTGTTCGTAGAAGCCGATAGCCCTGAGGAAGTCGCGGTCGTAAAGTCACAGATTGATAAATCCATTGCTCTCCAGGAACATATTGGATCTGCCAGCGGTACAGATGCATTTCTAGCGTCCCTTGTGGCCGGTGTAAGCTCCCCTGAGACGTTTATCCCTGTTGGGGGGAGTGCAATAAGGGGATTGCGCTTAGGTTCCTCAGTGGGCCGCAATGCGCTCAATACAGGTATAGCCGGTGCTGTTGGTGCTACCATATCAGAGATTGCTCTCCAGACCGATGAGACACGGACACTCGAGGAAAGTGTTATCAATGTCTTGGGAGGTGCTGCATTCGGCGGTGTTCTAGGCGGCGGTGTTGGGGCTGTTACTCGCGGCAATGGGACTGTGAAGCGGCCGTATAATGCGATGTATAAAGATGAGGCATGGGACGGGATTAAAATAGATCCTAACAAATTGATGGATCATGGGTCATCTTCTGTTGGTGCGGCTCAAACTCCTAAACTCCCTATTGAAATGGAGCGTATGGCCTCCAGCTTCGGCCTAGCGGAGAAAACAGCGTGGCTTGGACCCCAGATGAGGGTATTGGTTAAATCGGGCTCTGCAAGCGCTATGCGGGCCATGAATGATTTGGCAGAGAATGCCTTTGTATTTGAGAAGAATAATCACGGTATTGCTACTACTCCGGGCGGGACTGTTGAGACGGCCGGTAAGCGTATCATGGGTGAGGTTGTTGGTGTCGAAGATAAGATATCAGACCTTTTCTCACAGTACCGTATAGGCGAGGCTCAATCCTTCCGAGGCAATCTCAAACTAGCGGCCGAAGATATTAAGGGTCCAAGGCAGGGTAAGTTTAAGCGTCACGAATTTGCAGAACAACTCAAGTTTGCACTCGAGGATGGCCGTCATGAGGTTCCGGAGATCCAAGAGGCTGCAACCCAGATGCGGACACATATGGACATGTTGGCTAAAGAAGCTGAAAGCCTCGGTATGATCCAGCCTGGTCTTGTTGGTAAGCGCCAAGCCAATGGTAAATTCTATGCCCCTGTCGTTTATCAGCGAGGGGCTATCCGGGCAAAACGTAGGACTGCGGCCGGTGACGGATTTGAAGATCGTATCTCTCAGCATTTTCATAAGTCTGCGGGTAAAATGCAGGAGCGTATTACGAAACTTGAAAAGGAACGTGATATTCTCGAGGCTGCTGCAGAGGAACAACGGGCAGATCTTCCGGATGATCAACAGCTTTCAAAGATAAGACGCTTTGGCCGTCAAGAGCCTCAGAAGTTTCCTGTATTGGATCTCATTCGTTCTATGGGCGGGGTAAAGCCAGATAGTGTCTTGGCCGGAGAGTTAAGAGCCATGGGTGTCACAAGCCGTAGTCATGTCGGCATATTCCGTAAGAATACGGGCATATCTGACGTGGACAATTTTGTGCAATCTGAACACGATATCTTCCAGGATCTACCGATCGCAGATGATAGCGGTCTTCTCGGCCGTGATGTTGTATTGGATCTTATTTCTGATGAAGTTGGCGGCAATCCGATTGTTCCTCGAGCTACAGATGCCGATGCTGAAAACTTCAAAGCGCTCTTTGATCAGATGGTTGAGCAAGGCGTGGACTTCTCAAAGTCTAACCGCAATGTGCGTAACCAGCTTCTCTCGAATAAAGTGGATAGTGCTGAGGCTCCAGATATTGAGAATGCAGCTAACCGAGGACCTTCTGGAAACCAATTGGATGATCCTGAGTATCAGCGGTCGCTCGATCAACAGAATGCAGGGTTTGGCTCTGATAGTGCCAAACGGCTCCTCGAGATTGATGAGATTATCGCAGATCTCCAGAGATATGCTGACGCTGCTGATCCCGCTATTGCCCGGACACTTGCTACTGAAACAACGGATAAGATCCTCGGTATGACAGATGCGGATCTCTACCGTCCACCTGAGCCTGGTTCCCGTGGGTTCCTTAAAGAACGCCTGATTAATATTGATCCTGCACTTATCCGTGACTTCACGCAAAACAATGCTCTGGCGATTAATCGTCGGTACTCTCGAGTGATGGCTACTGACATTGCTATGCATAAAAAGTTTGGTGATGTTGAGATGACCCGCCAATTGGATGATATCAAAACTGACTTTGCTACCCGCCGGGCGGATCTCGTGAAGCGCTCGGTCATCGATCTCATTCGTCCGGGTGGTAAAGAGAATAAAGGCGCCCTTGCTGATCTTCGCTCCACTCCCGAGGGGCAAAAGATTGTCAATTCATTGGTGAAGGGTGTCGATACGATCGATGATATCCCTACTGAGGATATTGCCAAGATTATTAATGAAAGCCCGTCTCTCGAGAAGGCCATGGCAGATCTCGGTAAGCAGGAACAAGATACTTTGCGGGATCTGCGGGTTGTTCGCGATCGTATCCGGGGTCAATTTGACGTGCCTGAGGACCCACACTCTATTTGGAACCGTGTTGAACGGGGCCTCTTAGGGCTCAACTATATGCGGCTCCTGGGCGGCATGGTTATCTCTGCTTTCCCTGATGCTGCTATGGGGATCTTCCGTAACGGCCTCCAGCGTAACATCAAGGTCCATATGCGCCTGATGTCCTCTGCTGCGACTTATAAGGGCTCTAAAAAAGAGATGCAGCTTCTTGGTGTTGGGACTGAGATGGCTATGGATAGCCGTCTGTCTGCGCTGACTGAGTATGAAATTGGTGAGGGCGCTGCGGGTAAGTTTGGGCGGGCTGCTGAAACAGCGGTTCGAAGCTTCGGTAAAGTCACATTGATGACGCCTTGGAACGCTGCCATGAAGCAGATGAACGGGGTGGTATTTAGTAATTTTGTTGTCGATGCAGCCCGTCAGATTGCAGCCGGTAAGGGCACGAAGAAACAAATCCGTGAATTAGCGTCATGGAACATCGATGAACAATTAGCCAAAGAGATTGTATCTCAGATGGAAAAGCATTCTCCGGATTATGACAATACCCTGATGCTTGGCCTTGGTGAATGGTCAAATGCTCGAGCTGCCGAAGAGTTTCGTAATGCTCTCATCACTCAGGTTGATAAGACAATCCTTACGCCTGGGCAGGAAAAGCCAATTTGGATGTCTCGCCGAGTGGCCCGCCTTGCCGGACAATTCAAATCGTTCGCTTTTAGTGCTACACAAATGATTATGATTTCAGGAATGCAGCGCCGTGGGGCAGAACAACTATCTGGCATCATGGCTTTGATTGCTATGGGAACTATTACGTATGCCGTTAAAGAGAAACAGGCTGGCCGTGATCTTCCTCCTGTAGATATCGAACATTCGGGTGAATGGCTTAAGAATGGCATTGACCGCTCTGGTGTTACGGGCATTTTGTTTGATTTTAACAATATGGCTGAGAAGATTACCGATCACAGTATTGGGGTTTCACGTTTAACAGGGGGAGCGCCTGTGTCTCGGTATCGATCGCGCAATAAGCTTGGTGCTATCCTAGGGCCTTCTGCCGGCACCGTTGAGGATATAATGCGTCTCACTGGTGATGCTGCATCTGGAGATTGGACTGAGAGTTCAACGGCTCGTATGAGGCGCTTGGCTCCCTTTCAAAATGCAATTGGGATCCGTAAGCTGTTTGATGAGTTCGAGCGGGGTTTCAATGCTGCAACTGGTGTGCCTGAGAAGAAAGACAAAACCAAGAAATAAGCCTCATACAGAGCCATAGTTCATATTGTGGGTGTTTGTCCAATTTAATCTCAAATCCTTACTGACGCTTATCCTAAGGCTCTGGGGTGCGTTTAGCGGGGCATATATAAAATAAATGTTCCCCGTATGGCAGATCATATTAAAGTCCCTGGTCCATACCTTGAAGAAACCCATTTGGGCTATACGGGTACTGGTCCTCTTATCTTTGACTTTCCGTATGTGAAGTCTGACGATATTGTTGTGACAGTGGATGGTTTGGTACTTGATCCGTCACTTTGGCAGAACAATGAGGGTATGGATCTTGTTGGCGGGTTTGATGGCGGTGAAATTACGCTTACAAATGCTGTAACTGACGCCGATGTTGTTATCAGCCGGTGTACAGATCCCTCTCGGCCGAATGATTTTCCGGTAAATGGCATTCGTCCTGATGTTCTGAATAGTGAACTAGATCGTATTGCGATGTCACAGCAGGAATTTAAGCGCTTCAAAGAGATTATTGAGGCATCATTCACGGGATTAACCACTCCCACTACAATCACATTTTTAGAAGTCTAGGAGACTATCATGCAAGACAATACTCAAAATCTATTAGCGATGACCTCCACACAAGCGGGTACTGTTTTCGATAAGAAGGGCTTTCCTTCAAATGTTCTCTTTATGCAGATGGCCGCGGCTGGTATGCTCCAAAATCCATTAGCTCAAGCCGCTGCTCCGGCCACGCCAACAAAAGGTGATGTTTGGCTGAATACGTCTGGCACAGCGGCTGGACCAAACCCGACAACCGCTGGCATTTGGAACCGTCATGATGGCAATGCTTTTGTGGCATTTACCCCACTTGCTTACGCTGCTGATGTACCAACAGGGGCCCTCCTTCCTATCAGTGATTGGAACGCGGACACTAATACCCCGGATCTCACTACTGCTGCTCAACAAGTTACAGGCCACTTATATCGTGTCGCTACGGCTGGCACGACCGATCTCGATGGAGAGACTGATTGGCAGGTTGGTGATCAGGTCTGGCGTGGTGAAGATGGTGAATGGCACAAGATTGATAACTCGGAAGCGGCTGCACCAACGCTAACTTTCTTGACCGTATAAATTTAATAATAAGTATCTATCATGGTAGATTTTAATAGTAATGCGATGAGGGTCGTAACAACGGCTGATTTGACAGGCACTACGCCTGCTCATGGCGTCTTTCTGTTAGACGCCATGATAAAGGCCTTTATTGAGGCTAATGTAGGAGAGGTATTTGGCCCTATTGCATCCACGGCGCCATCCGATACATCTTTAATTTGGCCAGATGATAGCACGTCTCCTCTTGTGCTTAAGGTTTTTGATGGAACGGATTGGATCGCAGCTAATTATGCTGATGTATTTGGTCCGTCCTATAGCACCCCTCAGGTGAGAACAAATGCACAAAGAAAACAGTCGCGGGACAATACACAATCCGCCCCTCATCACCTTGATACCATCCTTACTGATCTTGTGGTGGCCGATATAAATGAGGCAACTTATTGGGTTAGGGGGTATGAAAATGTTGGTGATGGTGGCCATGGGTTATTTACTTGGATAGCAGGTGATCAGTCAGCTTTAGTAAACGCCAACTCTATCAATACACTTTACGTGCCGCCCTCGTCTGACGTAACTGGCGCAAGTGGAGTATGGAAAAGGCTTATTTCTTCTAACGATGCTGCAACCCCTAGCTGGCGCGGAGTGGTAACGGACGGCGTTACAGATGAAGAGGAAAAATATCGTCGTGGGGTAAATAATGGATGGAGAAGAACCGCAATACTTCCGGAGGGTGATGCAAGGCTAGAGGTTGCTTTTAACTTTGGAACGATATTCACAGATGTAGGCAGTTTGGTAAAAGGTTCGGGGTTTCAATCCACTGTACTTAACTATGACATGTCAACGATTGGTGGCACTGATATACTTGTGAACGTGCTTCAAGATAGGGCTTCATTCCAAGATTTTGAAATGTCTATCCAAAACGGTAAGGCGGGTCAAAACTATCAAATGATGCGCTTGCGAGACGGTAACGTTTCTTCTGGTATGAGGTACACTGGCAATGCAACTGAAATTGCTGGTGCGCAAAGTTATGTCAGTCACGTTTTTGATTTTATTAATACATTTGACGATTTCATGTCCTTTGGAGACACCTTTAAAGATTTTGGTCGTGTAATTATTAAAGATAACGGTGACGCGTCAGATAACAGCAATTTGAAGTTCTTGTTCGGAACTTCTGACGGTTGTTTTGCAGAAGATATGGCATTTAATACACCAAACGGAACAATAACCGATGTTCGCGTTATGGGTATGCTGTCTCGTAATAATCAGGCTCAAACTGTTGGAGGTTCAGGTCACTTCATCGGGACGGCTAGCGGTGAACGCCATATTTATTGCGCTAACATTATCTCAGGTTCAGGAGATGAAAGTTTCCATCTTGAAGAAAAAGTTCGCTACGTTGCTATTTCTGCCAACGTTGCGCTACGTGATGCAGCAAGTGCTGGTGTATCATCTCAAGATAACAATGTCGGCGGTACGCAAGAGTGGCCTAAATATGTTTCTGTATCAGGAAACGTTTTAGCAAATAACACTCAAGTCGGTAGCGGCTTCATTCTTATTGCGGATGGTTCTGGCGGGCCTGCTGGTGAGGCCTTCTGTGTTACAGGAAATGTTTTCGCTGGATATACAAACGGCCTTAGAACGGCTGAAATGCCGGCCCGCTCACTTCTCTCAAACAATGTTTTGACAGAAGTAGATAATGGGATAAAGGTGCGGCGCCCCTCAACAACGATTAATGACAATCTAGTTTTTGATGCAAACAGAATTTTGGAAAGTTCAGCGTCTGGTTTTATTGGCCGTGTGTTCATGGAAAACAGTCAGGGTGGCGGCATTTATGACGGCTCTAGCGTTTACATTCCAACACCAACAACAATAACCGCAGGCGTTCGCTCTGGCTTCACTGAGTGGGATATAAATATCGAGGGTATGACTTATGCGGTGGGCGGTACAAACTACCCTATCATCCCTCTAGGCTGGCACATGGCGGGCCGCATTGCAGTTTCCTGCTTCTTGGGCGGAAATAATTACAGGTTTGGCCTGTATGATGTTGATTGGGATGGAACTACTCTAAACGTGACAACGATTAAAGATGTTGGTGTGGGTGGGTCTGATCTTGTTGACATCCGTGATGATGGTGCGGGGAACCTTGCTGTGCGTGTGAATAATACAACGGGAGCTGCTATTACAGATAAGAATATGCAGGTTAAATTCACAAACGGAATACACATTTATTAGGGTAGTGCGTTAGGCGTAAGCGTCTTTTAAACAATGGATATGTTATGTTTTGGATTAATGATATCACATATGATACGTGGAAGCTTGTGCCGGCATTTACATCTGCTCTACAAATCTCAGTTATTACCAATAAAGATGCTGTTGAGGTTACGATCCAACCTCCGGGGACAGTACCCCCCGATAATGATGCTCCATATCCTTCAAGCCCTATTCCGAAAAACACTCCTCGGGACTTCACGAAGACTGCGGGGCACTTGGTTTATATACGTGCAAAGAACGGCTCTAAGGCCCGTGTAACAGGCTGGACGTAGCCATGGTAGGTCATAGCCATGCATCTACCGGAACGGGCTCAGGGGACGTTACAGCGGCTCAATTGCAAGCTGCCATAGCTGCCATTCCTGGTGTGAAGCCGGAATTTAGTGTTAACACTGTTGCAGACCTTGCAGCGATAGATCCTGCCGGCCGTATTCACCGAGACACTGTGGAAGTTTTAACGGGGCCTGAGGCTGGCATTTACCGCCCTGATGCTGTGAGTGATAGCTGGGTCAAGATTGACACTGCTGTAAACCCAAATGAGCATTATACGAATGCATCTACCAATGCTCCCACCCCTATTACAGATGGCGCTACATGGCTTACTTCCGACACTGCTGACTTATTTATCTCAGCCGGTGGTGTCTGGGTAGATGTTTAAACGCTAAACGAAAGGTTAGATTATGTTTCCCTCCACACCGAATGACGGCGATACCGTCACAATTAATGGCAAGAAGTATTTATATATTGCTGCTTCAAACCTTTGGCAATTACAGCCTATTGATCTGGCCACTGATACAGAACAAGGGCTTTTAAGCGCCGCGGATAAAAGCAAATTAGATGCTATTGAGCCCGGAGCTACGGCAGATATGACGCCTGCTGAAATTGTTGGTGCCTATGAAGGCGTGTCTGGCGTTAACCGGTTCTCAGATGCAGACAAATCAAAGCTTGATGGGCTGGATGATCATTTTGTTGGTGTTTTCACGACTGATGCTGCTCTTGATGCTGTTACTGGTTCTCCGGGTGACTATGCCGATGTTGATGCGGGTGTTGGCACTGACATTGTTCGTAAGATTTGGGATGATGATGACAGTAAATGGGTTGTTCAATCCGGCGCTGTTGGCGGTGAAACAAATGCCTCGATCAAGACGAAGCTACTTGCCAACCCGGACACTAATGTTCTCACGGATGATGAGCTTGCCAATGTCCAGCGTGATAGTGTCACGCTTAAAACTAGCGGTCCGACATTCCCATCAACGCCTGAGATTGGCGATGAGCATTACTGGACTACAGATAGTTCATGGTACAAGTGGACCCTAGAGGGCGCGAATACCTTCTGGCTTAACCTATAGGGGTGAGATGTGGCGTTTCCAACGGGCGCCGGAAATGGTGATATTCATGTCACTGATGCTGGCCTAGCATATGAATATGTTTTAGCTGTTAATGGGTGGCGCTATGTGCCGCCCACTGGTGGTTCTACGGCCAAGGCTTATGCCTCATTCTATTTAGGAACTGGCGGTCTTACGGCTGTTGCTGCGGCTGCATTAACGGTTGTGATAAATCAGATAGCTATTAATTCGGATGTTACAGTATTTAGTCTAGCTGGAAACCAAGTTACCATTGATAAAACAGGGGATTACAAACTAAGTTTTGATTGTTATTTCAACAATAGCTCAACATCTCGGACAGAGTATTCCTTTTGGCTTGAAGTAAATGGGGTTGAAGTTTCCGGCACTCGTGCTGGTAATTATCAACGAGGCTATGATAGCGGCAATACTGTTTCAATCAACAATATCCTCTCGTTAAATGCTGGCGATACGGTTGGCTACCGAGTTCAACGGACTGACGGTGCCTCAACCGCGGGGTATCAAGATGATAACGGTACACGCCTAACTATAGAGGAAAAGTAAATGGTTGAATTAGCTTCCAGGACACAAGCCGGTGCTGCGATCGGTGATACACACCAAGGACAGGTCTTAGTCGCCGTTACACCTCGATATGTCTGGGCGAAGAAGCCTGATGTTATCTCCCAGGAACAACAAGACACAGCTATTGCGGCTGCGAAAGCGCGCCTTGATGGGCTGGACGCCACGGCCTATGTGAATTTTACTAAGGATGATACCGCTAAAACGATTACGCTTCATACGCCCGATAGTCCTGCTGGTGATGAGGTCATTGATTTTACGGCGATTATGTCCTCTGAGACCGCCGCGCAGACAGCATTTGACAATGCGGCAACATCCCTGCCCGGAGATCCGTCTGATGTGCAGGCGGCGATTGCGGCACTTGATGTGGTGCTTGATGCCGAGATTACCAAAGCAGAAGCGGACCCTGTTGCACTGGCGGCGATTGCTGTCGAGAAAGCCCGCGCTGAGGCCGAAGAAGCGAAGAAGATTAACGCCCCGACAGTGCAAGTTACAGATGGGTTTCTAAAGCGTAATGCGGATGGTTCCTATTCGGACGCGCTTATAGAAATTAACACCGCCAATCTTATTGCTGGGCCTGGAACCCCCGCGAATACACTAGGTAATGATGGTTTTTATTACGAGCAATTAGACGCGGCTTTAGGTACAAACGATATTTGGGGGCCTAAAGCAGCGGGTGCTTGGCCTGCTCAAGCTGACTTTAAAAGTGCAGACCCTGATACGTCCGTTCCCGCTGACTTTTCATCTGGAGCGGCGCGTGAAAATACACCGCTATCTCATACACCTAAAACTCTTGAGGACAGATATGGTGGTGATTGGTTCGCTCCCGCTGATGGGACCATATTAGGGTATAATACCAGAAACCGATTATCAGATGGCCAAGATGTCATATTTCCCGCCCCGCTAGATAATAAATATATTACGGTCTTCAATGATAACCTTACTCAAGGTGTGTCAATCTATTCGATTATTACGTTTGCGGTACGCAGTCCGGCTGGCGTAGCTATTGGTGAATATAGACTTCCTCCGGGGCAACGTCTTGATTTTATCAGTGACGGCGTGACGTGGCACGTTCATGCGAGGCCCGGCGAAACTCTCACTCTTGACCAAAACGCCGATTTATACATAGAGAAGCGCTACACGGTTGCGCAAGGCATCGCAGGCATTGTCGGCCGCCTGCCTGAATTAACAGGCGGCTTTATAGAGCTTGAGTTCCAGCCGGGCTCAACCGACCCTATTACGCTAGAGCAATGGGATATAAACGCCGTTCCTCAACAACTTGAAACTGAAAATGACACTGTTTCCAATAGAGTAACGATTAACCCTGCTGATCTTGGCGTGAATGGATTTGTTAGAATAACAGGTGTTCCGGGACTTAATAGGTGGGTAATTAGGCTATTTAAAGGCACCGCCGCGACAAGTAATATTCTCAGGCATATCGCTATCCCGATTGAAAGCTCCGGCACAAATGCGGGGTCACAGCTTGGCATTACCTTTGTTGATGTTGATGGAAATGTTTATCCCGCTTCTGACTGGCGGCGCAACGGTGAATTGACGCAATATGCGGGCGGCTCCGACGTTATCGAATTTGAAGATGCCGTACACTCAACGATTGTCAGTCTTGGACGCAATAAGCGCGGAACAATCAATTTCAGCTATGTAGGTCCTAACCCGAACGGACTTTCTGAGGTTCGTGTATCTAACGCTGTTGCGGCAGGTGTTAACGGCAGCATTGTTGTTTCCTATGATGGGACCAATGAAAGTGATGTTTTTGTAAATGGTGGTAATCCGCTTTATTGGACGACTTTTACAAGCGACACGACACCAGCCTTAAACCCCGATGATATATCAGATTGGGATGCGGCTGAAACAGATATTGACCAAGGCGCTCTTCGTAAGTTTTTCAATGGCGGCGAAACGCTTATATTTGGCAGGCTGGTTGATGACGCAACAGCCGATGGCGGCGCTGGTCCTGATGCGGTCAAATGGCAAGACGTGACAGCGCTTGACCCTAATGTTTTAAATTACATTGACAGCGATGCGGCTGGCGGCACAGCTTTTGGATTATTTGGATCACCAGCGCGTTACGTGGTTACAGGCGCAACTCCCGTTTCAATCGCTTTTCCAAGTGACGGCGGCTTGAATGAGAACCTATGGGCTATGGTGTTTAACAAAGGCACGTCCACGGTCACGATTGAAGGCAAGGTTATAAATGCAGGCGAAGGTGCTATCATCACGGCTGACGGCGGCGTTGCCGGGCCACTCGTTACGCTTATGGGCGGCTCTACAGTTTTACCTGACGGGGCTACCGAAACAATCCACACGTTTTCTACAAATAACAATGTGTTCTCCGCTACATTTGGTGGGTGGCAGTTTAAAGGCAACTCAACCTCAAGACAGATACGAGTCAGAAACGTATCTGGAGAAGATAGAATGGCTGTGAATGCAGACGCTTGGCGCGAAAGCGCCCCAAAAGGTAATGCCCTCTCAGGTTCGGGCGTGACCTCTAGGGTGTTTGGCCACAACGTCGAAAACACTCTATCGTCGCGTGACTTCACCTTTGATAACGGCGGCGGCTCTAGTGATGGTGACGTAGAGTATGCGGCGGTGACTGTTTATGCGTTCGATAGTACTGACCGCCTCAAGTTTGGCAAAGTGCAAGAGATGGAGGTCTCTATGGCCGTTGGGCATTCATGGAACGGTAACGACTGGCGCGTCGTTATCCGCGAATATTAGGATAGTTAACGCGGGCGCGTTTTAAGGGCTGAATGAAACATATGGAAAAATATATCTTACTTATGATGACCTCGATGACACCGATGGTTGCAACGGCTGCTGTGGGATCTCCTCCAGATAGTGCTCAAGTCTTGATGGCTTCGGGTGCTGGTGCTGCGTTGGCGGCTCTTGTGAGTTACAAGTTGACCCATAAGGGCAGTAAAGAAGAGGCTATCATAAATGTCTTAATTGCTCTGGTGGGTGGTATGTCTTTTGGGTTCTTTGGAGCCCAGGCGGTCTTAGGGACTCAGGCGCCGTGGCTATCATTTGCTCGTACTGCGCCGCCTTTCACGGCGTTGGTCTTGGCTACTGGCGGTACGCCGATTGTAGAATGGGTTGCTGGCGGGGGCTTGCTTAAATTCTTCCGGAAAAAGATTGGAGATAATGATGACTGATTTATATCACTTCATATTGAATATTATACTGTTTTACAAAATCGTGATCATCACAACCTTGCTTGTGATTTTGATGAATAGAGGCCTGTTCAAAAAAACCCCGAAATGGCGCATTGGGTTCATTGTTGGATCTGGCATTTATATTCTAGGTCATTTGGCAGACCTGACCGATGGCGCCAGTGATTTAATGGAACTTCGATATTATGCATTGGCCCGCCATATGGGGGCGGCAGTCATGTTCACCTGTGTCTTTGGAATGCACTGGTATTTGTTCAAGCGGCCGTTATTTGGTAATACGATTTTCGCTAAGTTTATGAACCTTGATGATCCAGATCCGTAGGGATTTGTGATTTTTATAAATTATGATACTGCAATGGCCGGGCTATCCGGCCTTTTTTATGGAGATTTAGATGAACAATATGAAATTTAAGATGGCTTTACTGGCGGCACTGGCTGCTGAGGGGCTTACAACACCGGCCGTCTGTGACGTTACAGATGAACAAGTCGTGATGAAATATAATAGCGAGGCTTCTGATATTGGGATCCGTGCATGGCTTGCCGGTCAAGATGCAGGGCTGTTCTATGATGACCTTAATCCAGAGACAAATGAAGTGAATATCTCTGTGAGTGCTGGCGGTCAGTTACAGCCTGTGACAACAGTTACAATTCGCCGTGTCTCTAAAGCAGAATATGAAGCTGCCAAATCAGAGCTTGAAGTTGTGATTAAAGAGTATCGTGCTGGTCCTGATGTCCTGGATCTTGCAGATGCCAATACAGCTTCCATTGTACCAGAACGTGTTTAGATGGTTGCTGGAACTATTGACGGGTGGGAATAGACGCTCACCTGTCGTCATTGATGAGCCTGTGGTGCATAGGCCTATAATTAAGCCAAAACCTCTTCCTGGGCCGCCTGAGGGCTCAAATGAGGCCATTAAGGAGACTAAGATGCATATATTAGTAGATCGTTATCTGTCAGATGATGATAGCACCTTGAGTAAGATCTCAATCAATGGTGTTTATCAGTGTGATGGGTGTGAGGATGAGTACCGTAAAGTGAAGAAGGTGGGGGAGACGCGTATTCCGGCTGGAACCTATAAGGTGGGTGTCCGGACTAAGTACGGATTTCATGAACAATACTCAAAGAAGTTTCCAGCTTTCCATAAGGGCATGTTACATGTCTTGGATGTTCCGGGCTTCACAAGCATTCTGATCCACATTGGAAACTATCATACCGATACTGAGGGATGTCTTCTTGTTGGCACTGCTGATGAGGATGCTATGGCTGTATGGGTGTCTAAGAACGCGTATCGTAACTTCTATAAGAAGGTTATTGACGCTGCTCTTAGCGGAGATCTCACGATCGAGTATCAAGATAACGATCTGCACATTTCGTAATGTCGATCGTTAACATCATAACAGGCCTCGCGGGTAAAGCTGTCGGGGCCTATACGGGGCTTACTGGTGGAGGTGCCGGCATTGTGATTGCCCTGGGCTTTGCAGGGCTCGTATATATCAAGGGCAGTGTGGACGGGTATCAGCGTAAAGAAGCTGAGATAGCTAAGCTTGAAAAGAAGTTTGTTCCGATCGAGATTAAGACAGATGAGAAGGTTGAAGAGGCCAAAGATGACTTTGAAGAAAAAACTCAACAGAATGCTACAGATTTTAATGTTGCTGATACGAAGCGTCTTATCGCTCTCGCAAAAGAACAAGGTAAGCTTCAAGGCGCTGCCGAAGGGTATGCCGAGGCTCTTGACGCTGCCAAAAAGATTGTTGGGTCTTGCCTTAATAATCCCGATGCTTGGTCTAACGAGTTGCGCCTCGGGGCCAGAGCCCGACATAAAGCGGTTCACAAGGGCTCAAGAGCTGATCGAAGATCTACCAGATCCGAAAGCCTGCCCGAAGATACGCCATAGTTACTCTTATGCGGGAGATGTTCCGGATCCAACGGGTGGGGATATCGAGACGCCTCTGGACGGTATGACATCGGATGCTGCCTTGGCCGCTGACTATCCCCGCCTTGAAGACAAATACTACAATCTCCATGACCACGCTACAGATGGCCGTAAGACCTGTGAGAGCGACAGACAGAGCTATATTGGGTTATTAGATACTGTGAGGGCCATTTATAAAGATGCCTCTCAGGAAGCGTCTAAGGCGGCTAAAGGTAAGTGGTGGAACCCTCTGGATTGATCTTATATCCAGTTGGAATGATGTCGAGCATCATATTACACCTGCGACACACACAGGTAAATTCGTCTATTCTATAGTAGTTCTTATCATTAAACACACGGTGATTGCACTTGACGCCTTCACCTTTATAATTTTCAAAAGACTTACGCTCGGTCATCTCGCGTCCATCCGTGCTAAGTCAATCAATTCATCGTCGCTTGTGTCTTGTGGCTTTAGCTTGGATAGGCGGGTGATTGCGGCGGTTGGTGCCAGTCCTCGCGATTTTCTGAATACATCACTGTGAGGGTCGCCTTCTTCTGCAAGACGCATAGCCATTACAGCGAGGTCGATACATTCATCATAAACCCTTTCAGGACTTTCCTTTACAAGCGCTTTGCCTACCTCGCCAGCCTCTTCAAGAATGCCTAATGACATTGCATTAGGTGATGGGTATTTTTCACGGGCCTTCTCAAGACGTTCTCGGACTTTACCTAGGAAGTCATCATCGCTAGGCTGGCTGTCCTTAAAGGCTGCAAGGGACTTACCTAGATATTCGTCAGCTAGTTTAGCGACATAAACCGCATCACCTTTGCCGTTCTTGTGAAAATCCCTACAGATGGTTTGAGCGTCTTTAATTTCATTTGCTAATTTATCCGCTTGGTTACTCATGATGGTTCCTTGACTTCACTGACTATAAATGTCGCCATTGTTAAAAATATGACCTGCCAAATTGTGTATTCTTTATCACTCAAAATCACTTCTCCTTATCGGCTGTTGGGTTCCTACTTCTTAAATGTATTACGAGATTTCATTTTACGCTTAGGCCACTGAGACTTAGATTTCATTTTCCGTGTTGGCTTTGGAAACTTAGACTTTGCTGGCGGTGTCCACTCTTCGCCATTGATTGTCACTCCAAGGTTTTTCTTACGCGACCGTTTAGCCTTGGCTATCTGCCCGGTTTCTACCTTATGGGCAATGTCCATATTACAGGTGTTTCTCATCAACCGGACATTCTGAGGGGTATGTCCTCCTGCATTAGCGCTGGCGATAACATGTCCGATAACGATTGTTTCAGGATGATTGCCGGTTTTGTGGATGTCCATACGCTGATAACAGCCTTCATATAACGGCGCCTCATGGCAAGCGCATGTCCATTCCTGGTCTTCCCCTATCTGGATGATATCAACCTTCTCCACGGGCAGTAGAGGGATTTGTTGGGCCTCTGTGGTGAGAGCATTAGCTGCTTCTATCTCCCGGTTCTTACGATTGATACGATAGCGTTGCTGAGCCTCACGTTTGATAAGGCGATCTTTAACATGGTCTGGGATATCTAAGGGCATCATTGGGTCCAGGTGTTCGGGGAGCAACTAATAGTCTCCTGTTGGGTGTTGGGTTTAATTCTCTTTATGCAAGTCAATCCATTCATCGGTAGTGGGTCAGTTTGAAATACAAGGTGGCGTCTTAGATCATAAGGCGCATTGGAGTTTCACCGCATACGTTTTATCCTTACCAGACTGCTCCGCGAGGGTTTCGGCGAGATCGATCCTACTTACAAAGGGCTTTTCTTTCACTTAGCGTATCGACGCGCCGCCCTTCGGCCTATCCTCCATCTCCTGTATTTCAAACTGACCCACTACCCAAGATTCCTAGCCCACGCTATTTCCATTTGTTTCTTATTTATCTGTGTCATTATTTTATCTCCCATG